TGTTACTGTTGGAGCTGCTTTATAACCAGATCCTGGAGTGTCAATAACGATAGCAGTAATAACACCACCAGTGACATCAGCATGCGCAGTTGCACCAGAACCTGAGTCACCAGATGCTGGAGTGATTGTAACAGTTACACCACTATAACCTGTACCACCACTTGTTAATGCAACAGCAGAAACACCGCCACCTGATAAAGTGGCAACGGCAGTTGCTTGAATACCGCCAGCGATATTAGGAGCACCAATTGTAACAACAGGAGCAGCGCCAGTAGAAACGTAACCAGTACCTCCATTAGATACAGAAATAGAAGTGACACCACCTGTTGCAGAAGCAGTTGCGTTTTTGTGATTTGCGTCCGCTCTAATTAGCAATAAATTATTTGTATATGATAGGAAGTTGGCTGCTGTAAAGAATGATTTGAAATTGTTATCATTGGGTTTACCAAACATCTCTACTAATTCATTTTCAGAACTAACAGTGACTGGCTCATTTACTGGACCCCAAGAAAACGCACCAACATAAGCACCAATAGAAGTTGCTACTGCTGGAACGATGGAAGTGAAATCTTTTTCTACAACTGCAACGCCTGGAGATAGTTGAAACGGCATTGTATTTCTCCTTGTTAATAAGTTTTTACCTAGACTTGAAATCTCATGTCTACAGTTTATTTAGTTTTTATGCGATTTCTCAAAAATTTAAGGGCATTTTTTCGGGACTACCATCATCGTAGAACCCAAATGGTGTTAATTCTTCTTCGATAGCTTTTATTTGTTTTTTATACATAAGTTCACGTAGATTTATATTATTTAGGTCTTTGAAATACGAGTTAGTTGTTAACCAACTAAACAACACTAAAGGCATAACCAAGTCGTCGTGATATCCTTCATCCGCTTCATACGATCCTTTCTTCTCAATAAATGTAGAAATCTCTGAAATCGTATCGGCATCATTAATAATAAGTTTATTTTCTTCTACCAATGCTTTAAGATTATGGCATCCGATTCGTTTAATTTTCTTATCTGTTACTACTCCAAGTTGCGTTTTACCGCCTCCGAAACCACCAGAAACAGTTTGACCATTAGTATGTCTTGTAACAAACAATATATTTTCATATTCCATTTCAGAATAGAGAATATGAGCAACCTGTTCCGAAATGTTTATTTCTAATAGAACATAAGAATTATTATATTCTCTTGCAATTTTATGTATAATACTTGGGTATAATATAGGACTTATTTGATTATCACGATATTTACCAACAATTTTATATGGTGTTTCTGTTATATCAATAATTTGAATAGAAGAGTAATCTCCTCCGACGCCTTTAGCAACATCACACACCATACAATATGTGTGGTTTGCTATAGGTTTTTCATAAATATCTAATCCATCTTTAGAGTAGATAATATCATCTGGAGACATCTTAGAAATAACATCAGGTCTAATTAATGTTAAAGATGATCCTAAGAAATCGCAAAGAACTTCTTGTGTAAATTTTAATTCACCAAGTTGTGCTTTTTGTTCTGCAGCCCATTTCTCATCTCTTCCAGGGATTTCCCAATAAGGAATGAACAGAGGAACAAATCCGTTTCTTCCTTTTTTAGCATCAGTCCAAAATTTCCAGAAATGATTGTAACCAAGTGGTGTAGAAGATAATAAAATTTTTGTAGTCTGTCCAGCTGAAATTGTTGGATAAACTGATGTAAAGAATTCTTCTGCAACATTATTAGGAATAATTGCAGTTTCGTCAACATATAACATATTGACAGATTTACCACGAATTCCAGATTTACCTGTTGCTGCAGTAAATACTTTTGAACCATTTTCTAATTCTACGTCGCCTTTATTCCAAGTGCTAACGCCCTGTTGCATCCACTGGGGTAATAATTCATACATCAATTGATATCTATCGAGAACTTCTCTTGCTGCTGTCGCTTTATTTGCAAGAATAGCAACTGTTTTATTCGATTGAAATAAAGTATACCAAAGTATGTAAGCTGCAGAAACAGTAGTTTTACCCTGCTGTCTGCCTTCCATTAATATAACTCTACGATTATTATGTATAACATCAATTTTATTTTTCTGACAATCATATAGTTTAAATGGAATAAGACCTTTATCCAAAGAAACTATTTGACAATAGTTTTCAATAAAATAAATTGGATCGCTAGAACATTTAATATATTCTTTTATTTGTTCAGGAGTAAATTCTACCTTAACACCAACTGCTTTTAAGTTAGAATTTGAATTATAAATTTCTGCCATTCTTAAAATCCGTCTAGCCACTGCTCACTATCAACTTGAGCTGTGGTAACATCTCCCTCTGCAGTATAAATTCTATTACGATTAGAAAAATCTTCGTTTAATCCAACATTAGCATTAACTGTATCAATAACATTTTGTCCAGAAATAGCGCCAAATAAGTTTAATTTCATTTGAAAATTTAAAGTATGAGTTACAAATCTTCTTGATTGAAAATCACCATCATATTCATCCTGAACAGAAACGCTATTTAATATAACTGGAACATTAATTTTCATATTCATTTCTGGAACAACATTAACTGTTAATGTATATTCTGGTGTAAATGTTGGAAGTATCTGTTCAATTATTTGTAAACCATCTTCTTGCGTTTTAGTCAATATATACAGTGTTAAATCTAAATTATATGGAACTGGTGTATACATAGTTGTAAGAGAAGTAGATGTACCATCACCGCATTTTATTTGATTCATTCGATTCATTTTTCTAGTAGAATCATACATATAACCAATAATTTCAAAAGACATTCTTGGTAAAGAAACTTGAGTATAATTTTCTAAATTAGGATCTTGTTCTAATCTAACAAGCCATTTTTCTTTAGGTGCATATGCTAAAGGAATTCTTAATCTTTGAATAACTTCTCCAGTTACAGAATCACCTTGACGACGATCTATATAAATGTTACTAAAAAGACTTCCAAATCCGACAATACATTTTCGGATTATACCATGATAGAAAACTTGATTATTTAACATTTAACACCACCTCAATCATTTTGAATTTCACCAAATGGATTGGTTTCAGAAAATAAAATATCTGCTGCTTGTGTTTTAAACTTATTATTATCACCAAAGGATTCTACACTATCAATATTAACATCAATTGTCGCAACAGCTGATGCACCTATTCCACCACCACCAACTAAATTAACTGTTGGTATTGTTTGATATCCTGAACCTTTATTAACCATATCAACTCTTGTTACGTGTCCTAACTCTACAACTGCTACTGCAGAAGCTCCAGTTCCACTACTACTAACCAATTGAACAGTTGGAGCTGATGTATAGCCAGATCCACCATTTAGTATTTGTATAGATTTAACTTGCCCATATGGACTTCTTGTAGTATTAGTAGTAAAGGTTTTTAAAGTTTCAAATGCATCAATATCTTTAACACCAGTATCGATAAATTCTGATGAATATTGGAACAATTCAACTTGTAATTTATACACATATAGCTTACCAAGTTGATAAAATGGGTCTTGATGTTTAACAAATTTTATTTCAAACATAGATTTGGTTAAAGGAAAATAAATTAAATCTCCTTCGCATGGTCTTGTTGGAATAATAGTTTTATCGTATTGACCTACAAGTTGTTCCCATCTACGTCTTGAAACAACCAATGTAGCTGATTGTTCCATCATCATTCCAAATTTTTGAATAAATGCACCCTGTCCATCCAAAGAATCTACATTTTCAAAATACATTTCGATTGGATAACTGCTTGTGAATTTAGATAGTCTATCTTCACCAAGTATTTCGTCTTTAGATACTAATGTTCTAGGAATATAAAATAATTCTTGACCATATATTTTAAGAGATTCAATAATTAAATCTTCTATAAGATACTGCTCATTTCTAGTACCTTGACTAAAATATACATTAGTTGTAGACATTTATTAACCTATGAAGAAATCAAGAGGAGCAGATTTTCTCATTAACTCATCTTCTAATTGAGTTATTTCATTTATTGCTTCATCGTATGTTTCTTGACCATTAAGAACTACACCACCTGGAAGTTGCAATCCTCCAAATTTTTTCATATTAATACCCCATTGCTTTTTAAACAATGCAGTGACATATCTTTTTAACCATGTTTCATTCCAAACTTTAACATATTCACTAGGATCCATAGCACGATATGCTTGAATTATAATATGATCACCAAGAATAAAATCAGTTTGCCAATTTGCATCTAAATACAGTTTATTTGATATACGATTAAATCTAAAATTCTGATGACCATTTAGTTCTAAATCTAATAATGCTAAATGACTCATAACAGTTTTATAATAAATTAAACTAGTTGCTGTTAGATCGTATAGGTCATTTAAACGTAACTGATACTGCAAATCAAAAATATTTTTTGATGAAGATGCTTGACCCATACTTAAAATTTTACTAACACCCCAAACATAATCTGGAATTTCGATATAGCGTTTATCATATTCACGAAGTGTTATAGATGATAACGTTGCTGAAGCGCCAGTAGAACCATTGATTGTTTCGCCAGCAGTAAAAGTTCCTGTTACATTTTTAACTAAGAGTAAATTTCCACTAGATGATCTTGAAGACTCACGACAAACCTGCGCCTTTGCACCAGAAGTTGCTCCTGTAATAGTTTCTTCAATAGAAAATGAAGAAGCTATTGCTGCAGATAAAGTGATTTCTGAAGCACGAATCGCTTGCTTCATATAAATCTGCTCAATACCTTCGTAGTGATATAATCTCCAATAGTCTAGTGCTTCATCCAAACGATCCTCTAATTGATCGTCGTCTACGTTGATTTCAAGCACAGGCGCACCGAGCGCACGGAGGCAGTATTGTTTTAATTGTTCTCTAGATGCGACAGCCATAATTGGATCCGTTTAAGGGTTTACTTTTATTATTTAGGTTTCTTTGTATATTGTATTTTTTAGAAATTCATAGTGAGATGGAACTGTTTTTAAATGATCTATTATATGATCCCTATGTTCTTCCCATATCTGCCAGACCTTTTCATTATAATCAGGTTCTCTAAAAACTTCAGAAAGATAATCAGCATGTGTTTTATTAACACAATTGTGCCCCATCCCAGCTGCAATGTATATTATACCGCTACC